TCACGCCCAAGGGACTAGGGTTCCACCGATCCAGCGCACCGCAGGGTCAGGCGATAAGGGTAACAGCCCGCGCCGCGCCTCACATGTGCCTGTAACCGGCCCAGTAAGCCGCTTTGAAAGTCAGAGGCGGGCGACGGCAATAACCAATCCTCAGAGTAAGATTTTTTATTTCACAGCGGCGTTCACGCCATACTCGGGCGGTCGCCGCATTAGGCAATTTTGCCAAATGGAAAGGATTAGACCATGTCGGAACTAACAAACACTACAGCCGAACCGGTTGCGCTGTCGGCGCAAGTCGCACTGACAACCAAGTCGCAACGGGTAATGGCGGACATCAAGGCGGACTTGCAGGCGCGCGTAGCTTTGCTTTGGATTGTCACCAAGGAAGAAAGCCGCGCCGAGCGCTACATTGCGCAAGCGGCCAATGCGGCGGCGTATCAGTGCCGCACTTGGGATATCGCGCAGGGACCGTGCGAACTATCCGGCAAGCCGTTGCAGCTTACGCAAACCAATGATCCCAGCGAAATGCTGGGCGTTATTCTGGCGAAGTCGCGCCAGACCATGCGGGACGGTGACAGTGACCGCAACGTGTGGATCATGCGCGACCTGCCGGTGTGGCTGGAAGGCATGCCGGGCGCGGCAGTGTTGCGGGCAGTCCGCAACATCGCACTGGCGCGGCCGCGTATGGCGCAGAACACCGCGCAAGCTATCGTCGTTATCTCGCCGTCCGGCAAAGTGCCAGATGAGCTGTCGGATCATGCAACGGTCATTGATTGGCCGCTGCCCGACAAGGCGGAAATCGCCGCAATCCTAGAAGCGGCGATTGCAACCAACATAAACAAGCTTCCGGAACTTGCGGACCTGACAAACGGCAAACGCGATGCAGCGATTGACGCGGCGTTGGGTCTGTCGGAAGCCGACACACAAAATGCCTACAGCACGTCGCTGGTGAAACGGCGGACCATTGATGCGTTGCTAGTCGCAAGCGAGAAAAAGCGCGTGATTGGCAAAGAGCGCATCATGGAATGGTACGACCCAATTCCCGGCGGACTGGAAAGCGTTGGCGGTCTTGAAAACTTGAAAGCGTGGCTGTTGACCATTGCGGACGCATGGTCGGACAAGGCGCGCAAGTACGGTTTGAAACCGCGCAAGGGTTGCATGCTTGTTGGCGTGCCGGGTTGCGGCAAGTCTCTCACCGCCAAGGCTATCGCCACCGCGTTGGGCATCCCGCTTATTCGGTTAGACCTAGGTGCACTCAAGTCTAAATTCGTGGGCGAGAGTGAACAAAACATCCGCAAAGCTTTTAGGGTTATCGAGGCAATCGGCCGCTGTGTCGTTTGGCTTGATGAAATCGAAAAAGCGCTTGCTGGTGCGACGGACGGCAGTGCGGACGGCGGTGTGTCAACCGATGCACTGGGGTCCGTTCTGACATGGATGCAGGAACGGCAAGGCGAAGCTTTCGTAATTGCTACGGCAAACGACGTGAGCAAGCTTCCGCCGGAACTGATGCGCAAAGGCCGGTTTGACGAAATCTTTTTTGTAGACCTGCCAACCGTCGCGGAGCGCAAAAGCATCCTGCAAGCTTCGCTGCGCACTAACGGGCGCGATGCAAACGGCCTTGATCTGGACCGCGTTGCTAGTGCTTGCTTCCGTGACGCCGCTCAATTCGGCTTTACGGGCAGTGAAGTCGCGGAGCTAATTCCTACCGCGATGTACGCCGCATATGCCGATAACGCGCGTGCGATCACAACGGCCGACTTGCTGACAGCAGCAGAACAGACTGTCCCGCTGTCAAAAACATCGGCCGAGCGTATTGCCGGGTTGCGGCAGTGGGCAGTCGGCAAAGCACGGCCCGCCACTGCGGCGGAAGTCGTGACGGCGCAGCAATTAAGCGGCGTTGAAATCTAACAAACAAAACTTTGCCGCGCAGTCCGGTCACAGTCCGGGCGCGCGGCGTTTGTCACTTTGCAATAGTGCAGACTGACCAGCAACAAAGGGGGTTTCCCATGCTGAAAGTATCGACTATCCGGCCGGGCGTGCTTGTTAGCTTAAAGACAAGCTTGCGCGGCAATGTGCGCTACTACACCACGACAATCGAAGGTGACCACGTGTTAGAGAACGGCTTAACCCGCCGCGCCGAGTGGAACACGCAACGCATTGTCGAGGACGGCGAGGAGCATGAACGCGCAGTGAAGGCGCGTTCCAAGGCGCGCAGCATTGTCACGGGCGTTTGCACGCAAGGCAATTTTTTGCTTTGCCCGCAAGCAAGCCGCGACAATCTGGAAACCGCTATCCGCGAAGCTTACGCGGTCCGCGATGCTTTTAATGCATCCGCGACCGTGACGCGGTTAGACTTCTATGTGTTCCTGACTGAAGTCGCGTCGGACGACGTTCGCGCGTTCCAAGCGATCAATAGCGAGGTTCGCGACTTGTTGGCGGACATGGCGCTAGGCGTAACGAACCTTGATGCCGACGTCATCCGCGCGGCGGCGAACAAGGCGCAAAGCATCGGCAAGATGTTAACGCCGGAAGCGGCCGAGCGCTTGCAAGCTTCTATCGATGCCGTGCGCAAACAGGCGCGCGCCATCGTGAAAGCGGGCGAGACGGCGGCCGTGGAAATTGACGCCACGGTGTTCAAGACGTTGGCGGAAAGCCGCACGGCGTTTCTGGAAATCAGCGATGACGCGCAAGCGCCAGTCGCCGCGCCGGAAGCGGAAGGGCGGGGCGTTGACTTTGACGCCGCACCATTAGCGGGCGAAGCGTTAGCCGAACAATTGTTTGGCCCGCGCATTCCGGTCGAAAGCGAGGAGTGGAAAAACAATATTGACATTGACTAATACTTTGCCCCGCACGTTTGCGGGGCGTTTGTCACTTTGCAACGTGACTGGCATCTAACAAAGGGGGTTTCCCATGCCATGCGATACCAGACTAAAGACAATCGGCGGGCGCAAGCAAACAACAAGCGAACGCGCCGCTGAGATACGCAAAGCGGTCGATGCGCTCGCGCTAAAACTGCTTAATCGGCAAGTGCGGCCCGTGGTTGATAAGGCGACGGGCGCTATCGCGTTCCAAGGCTGGAACGAGACGGACCGCGACGGCATCACCGACGCTTGCGCCTATCGCCGCCTTAAAGTGCAAGGCAATGCGTTGGTGCAAGCCGAACTGGCACGCGCGGAGGCAATGGCGGGGCGACCTGTCAATACTAAAGCGCTGGCGCAAGGCGTACACTCCCACGACGGGGGCACGACTTGGCATCACGGTCACTGACTGCACAAAGGCGGGCGCTTGCGCCCGCTCATTGTGTTGTCAACCGACAGCACGCAACGGAAGGGGTTTTAACTATGGGTCTACACATTGCGGTCCGTGTCATGAAACCGGCAGCCATGATCCGGCGCGACATCGCCGAACGCAAACCGCCGCACGGCAGCGCTTGCAACCGCTGCGGCGTTTGTTGCCTCGTTACGGTCTGCGAACTAGGCCAAGCGGTGCACGGCCGCGCGCAGGGTCCCTGCCCGTCACTGATCTGGCAGGGCAACTATTCCGGCTGCAAACTCGCCCAGCTAGGGCCGCCAAAGCTTAACGACGCAGCGGCGGTCTTGATCCGGGCAGGCGAGGGTTGCGACTGCCGGATAAACGGCGAGCCGGTTAACCACGCCTTCCACGCATGGCAAGACGGCCGCGACAAGGAACGCGCGGCCGAAATCAAAGCCGCGCGCAAGCTTTGGGGATTGGACTAATACCGGACGGGATCGAACCGGGGCGGCGCAAGCCGCTCCGGGACCCGTCCCGCATGACTTTGGCAGTTTTGCCGTAAGGGAAAATCTCTTACGCGCGCGGACGCAAAAAATACAGAAAATTGAAGGAATAACTTTTGGGCGTTAACCACCGGGCGACTTCGGTTTGTTCTGCTCGTCGTATCCCTCAGTCCGCCCTTTGCGGGCGCTCCCGATCTGCACCCATTCACGACACACATCGGCCGTCTCGATAACGCCGCGAACGAGGTCGCAGCTTCCCACGTAAGGGGATACGCAGTGAAACATATCGCAGTTACCACAGCGGCGCGGTCCGTCTGCTCTGCGATAGTTAACGGACGCCTTACTGACCTTCTCTTTGCCTTCCATGTTGCGCCACAGGCTGAAGTCAACCATTGCGTTGCGGTAGCGGCGAGAAGCCGTGCATCACCATAATCAGGTCGTGATTTGCGCGCCACATCCGACAGATCATTGAACGCAATTCGCGGACATGACGTTCGTCTTGCTGTCGCTGCACTCTTGGACGCTTATGCACTTTAGGCCGAACCGGCGCAGCGCCAGCTTGAGGAAGCCGCGCAGCGCTTTCACGCTGTCGATCCCCGGCAACGGTTCCAGCATCACCACGTAGATCAAAGCTTAACTGCCCAGTCTTCATCTGTCATCCAAGATGGCACATAATCTACCGGATGAGGTATTTTGGCAATAACCGGCCGGTTTGTGAGTTCCTCTTCGCGCTTGCGTCTCTTAAAAGCTTCGTTTTCTCGGTGCAGCCAATACATCAAGGCCGCTCTGGGCGGCTCTGGTGCAGTAGCATACTGAGCATAGAAACCGAAAATCTTCAAAAACTTAAACTCAATCCATTTGGTTTTATAATGGCGCTGTTCCGCAATCCACCACAATGCGTTATAGGCTCGCAAGCACGCCTCTTCCTTACTGACCCCATCCTTGTCGCCCCATTCGATCCAAGAACGATGCTTGCCGATAGTGCTTTCGCTTCTGATCACAATCGGATTATTTGCTCCACAGATCGAACAAATCCTCTTCTCTGCCATAGCGCAAAACACAGTACGTTGACGTTCACAAGCGAAACAAATCAGTAACGGCATGGCGTTACCTCCAATTTTCTTTGATGATTTGAGCTAGGCAATCAATACTGGCGGGCGAGCGATCTTCAACAACTTCGCGGGCGGCATCTAACAAGCGATCCCACTTATCGAATGCTGGTTTTTTCTTTTTCTTTTCTTTTCCAGCGCTCTTATATTCCGGAGAACCATCTACAGTGCTTGATATCCCAGCCTCTGCACGCCCATCAACGATGTAAAGACCAAACTCTTTATCAGACATCCGCGATAGTTTTCGGGCACGATCCGCCAACGCATTTCCTATACCAAGCTGTTTGAGTGTCGGTAATGCGTCGCGATCCGACGCATTAGGCTTGCCAACTCCAGCCCGCTCGTCCTTGCCATCAACCAACCCGAACCCAAGCTGTCGTGTTGCCCGTGTCTCCAAGTCCCACGCATCCGCTGCCATTTCCCGATTTTTCAACACTTTGGCTGCGGTCCGCATAATCACCGCAACCCCCCGGACTTGCTCGATTTCCTTTGCAGATCGCGCTTTTGATAATTGCCACAGCGCCCTGTCGTATTCCTTCAGCACAATCTCGTTTGCCATGACACGCCTCAGAACGGGATTTCGTCATCGGGATCGTTTTGGTCTGTGCCGCCGACAACCTTAAACTTCTCCTTTTTTTGCTGTTCTTCCTTGGGATTGACCCTAATCGATAAATACTTTTGACCAGTAGATTGCGCTTCATTCAACCAAGCGTTGAGCCAATAAACTTTACCTTCAACATTTATCTCACCCCTATAATCAGGATGAGTATCCTTCTCTTTACGATTATTCTTGAACAAAGAACCAGAGTTATTCTTGTGAGTGAAAGTCATTTCTATATTCCTCCCAATTAGTTACCAACGGCTACTAGAGATGATGAGATGACGAGATTAGAAGCTGAGAAATCCTCTCTAGCGTTAGACCGCAGTGTCTTACGGACAAGCGTCCTCAAGCACATGACGGGGTTCTCCCGGTGCGGGTAATGGCGTCACCGTCCGGAACGGTTCGCCAGTGGTCTTGCAGGGCTTGATTGGAACCGGCAGGTAGGATAAGAGTTCTGCCAGTTCTAGCTCGATGTGCCTGCAAAGCTAGCATCGAGTTCCGCGCCTCGATCCTTCCCCAGTGCTGGATCGGGGCGCAATCTTTTTGTAACCCTGCCGACACAGGATCGTCAAGATCAAAGATAGTTTCGCTTCGCTACCACCGGACTGATAGTGACGCGGCACTGCTCCGGAAGGTCGTCCGCCCACAGGACATGGATGCCCTCGACGTGCTGTGGCCCGTCGCCTGCAACAACACTCCGCGACACGCAATAATCTAACAAGCACTTCAAGACGTTGTCCGGGTCTTTTCGCATAGTGGTGCGGCGGATGTGGATTGTGACCTCGTAGGGTCCGGTAATCGTCTGATATTTATTCTGCTTGTTAACCATCAAGCGCTTGTCATTGTCCTTGCGCCAGTTTTCCGCCTTCTGATGCCCCCAGTAATCGACCTTCCGCGTCGTGTTCACGGACGGCGGCAGCGTCAGGTCCAATACGGTATCAGGCATCTAGTCTTTTTTCACCAACCCATATTGGACACCGAACGGCCCAATGGGGGGAGCCTTCGTGGTACAGGGCCGCACGCGCCATTGGGGACGCGCCCATGAGTTTTAATCTTCGGCAGGCATCAAACAGCGGTGACGTGGAACGCCCACGTATGGCCCTGCCGGGCGGACTGTTGGCCACGTAGTAATCAAAGCTGCCACCCCCGCCGGGCATACAGATCACGCGATAGACCATGGCCGCCTCACATTAAATTTGCATGAGATGTTCCATAACCACTGTATTATGGAACATCTGGGCTTGACACGATTGTGAAAAACCCCTCCCCTTGCTTATCCCCACCCCCACCCAAGAAAGCGGTTGTCCGACGCGGTCATTTCGCCTGCGTCTTGAGAGCAAACCCCTTGCCGGTCACGGCACGCAGACTGTGGAACGCAACTTTCTTGTGGATTGCGCAATACGGAGAGGTGCCGTCCGTGGTGGCACCGCAATAGCCGAAACCGGGCTGCTGCGGATCACCCAGCGGCCACCGGCAGGAATTGCTCCGTAACGACATCAAATCTATTTTACCGCCGTCCCGGTAACTGGTCTTGGCGGCGACCGAAGGTTCCGGCATCGGCACGCTCGTTAGACTTAAAGGTTTACCATCCGACCGCTTGGCCCCAAGGATCGCCCGGATCGGCTTGCGCCCCACCGTACCCCGGTTCTCGCCGTGGGTCATCGGCGCAGGGTTCTTCGGCCGCTCCACCCGCATTAGCCCCATCCTCCAAACCAGTCCCATGATCGAGCGCCGCGACTTGCCCAGCTTGTCGCCAATCCACAGCGCCGAATAGCCTTGCATCCAGTAGTCGCGGACAACCTTCTTGGCGTCGTCCGTCCACAGATCACCGCGCGGCATTATTGCATCCATTGGCTCAACCCCCATTGATTGACTTCATTACCTTCCGTATCTGATCACAAGACATGCTTCGCGGGTCGTGCCCGGCATCACGCAAAGACTTACCGTAAAGCTTCATAAAAGCGCCACGCAGTTTGTACTTATATGTTCTTCGATTGTTTGCTTGGTCTTTGCGCGTAGCCCATCTGCAATTTGATGGCGTATAATCGTCATCGTTATCTATGCGCTCTAAGGTCGCTTCAGGAAATGGCTTTTGCCCCATATCCTTTAAGAACGCCCTGTAAGAGTTCTGCCATCGAAGACAAACCGAAATGCCTCTTCCGCCATAGCACTTGAACGATTTATTGTGCGGGTTAAAGCACCTATTGAGCATATTCAGCCAGCATTGACGTTCCTTAGTCAGGGGAAAAGTGTAGCGGCTCTTACGCCACCCCAATTGAACAAGGAGTTGACGCACTCGCTCACGGCTAACCCCGCATATCCTAGCCATTTGCGCTGCGGTGATGTTGGGGCGTTGTTTCCGCAGTTGCATTATTTTAGCTCTTGTCAGCACGGTGACCCCTTGACAATCGTAGCGACTGTCAATACAGCTACACTCCTTCAACAGCAAACACAAGAGGCTTACCATGCCTACGGAACGAGAGTTTGACGGTCATATCATCAAGGTCGATGACTACGACAGCCACAGTGACATGCGCTTTATCGTGAGCGGGCCGCTGTTCAACAGCACTCACGATCACCAGCACAATCGCACGTTCGATAGCTACAAGCAGGCAGTCGAGGCGATTGTTTCTCGTCGCAAGCTGGCGGTAAAGCAGGACACCGCCAATCTGTCTTTGGAAGTGTTGAGCCACGACGGCAGCAGGATTGTTCATATTAAGGGCATTCACGCCCGCCTTGGTAATCTGCTGTTTAAGGAAGGCGATTACTCCAAGCAGGCTTCGGAAAGCTACAACGAGGTCACGCAGGTTTACCCTTGCGTTGCTTGGATCAAAGGACTGTTACAAGAGCGCGTCGCGGTACAGAAGCGTCTTGGTGAAATCAACACGACGTTGCATGGATACCGTATTAAGGTCGCTTACTCTTGGCGGCATCAGAACGAGGAAGGCTATGCAACCGCCATCGAAGCCTTAGAGGCGGAATGGAAACGGAAGCTTGAAGCCGCCCAGAATACTAACGATCAGGGACAAGCCGCTTAGAGAGCCGCCCAACCTTGGCCGGTTAGTGCGGGGATCGGTACACACAATACAAAGGTAGCCTGCTGTTGACGTACTCACAGTTAAAACGCGGTGGTGGTTCTCAGGGCGTCAGGCCCGGCATTAGAAACCGCGAAAGGCTACCGACCCGCACGTAAGACTTAAGAGGTTTACAGTGAGCAATAGACGCAAACGGTTTGAAAGTAAGTTCGTGCCGGAACCCAACTCCGGGTGTTGGTTGTGGACCGCTTCTTTGGATAAGCAATCGGGTTATGGATTTTTCGGTATAGGCAGCACTTCACGATGCCAGAAAGCACACCGTGCAGCATGGGAAATTTATCGCGGGCCAATCCCTGCTGGCGCGTGGGTCCTGCATCATTGTGACAATCCCGCGTGCGTAAATCCGGAACATCTTTTCTTAGGCGACGCCGCTGCCAATGTTGCAGACCGAGTACGCAAAGGTCGATCTTATCACCAACCGCCAGAGAAATCGGCAACCGCACGGCTGACGCGATCTGACGTTCTAGCCATCCGTTCTGATCCTCGCCCCGTAAAACAAATCGCAGCGGACTACGACATGTGTCTAAGCGCGATTTACAGAGTAAGGAACGGAACAACATGGCTTTAACGGAAAAACAAAAAGAGTTGAGGCGCGGCCATTTTACAGGAAGCGAATGTAACATCCTCATGGCCGGTGACCCCTACAAGGTTAACGATCTGTGGCTCATGCACACGGGCGACCCGCGCTATGTCGAGGCGGACTTCTCCGAAGTGTGGCCGGTGCAACGCGGCATCGCTACGGAAGAACTCAATCTCAGATGGGCGGCTATGAGGCACGGGCCGATTAGCCGTAAGGGGGAGGTCGTCGTCGGTGTCGGCAGTCTCGATTGGACTGCTGCCACCCTCGACGGCTGGCTGGATCAGCGCAAGTGCCCAATCGAGGCCAAGGATGTCAATGGCCGCTCCGTGTTAGATGAAGTCATCTCACGGTATCAACCCCAGCTTCATTGGCAGATGATGGTGACGAAAGCGAAAGAGTGCGCCATCAGCGTGATCATAGGCGGGGCAGAACCGGTAGTCGAGTTTGTCCCGTATGATCGCCAGTACGGGCGGGAGCTATGGGCGAGGGCAGCGGCGTTCTGGCTGTGCGTACGCTCGCGCGTCCCGCCCGTAGAACTGCCTGCCGCCCCTACCCCACCAGTTAACGCCATCAAAGAATACGATATGGCTAACAGCGCCGAATGGAAGGCGCAGGCGGAACGTTGGATGCAGGCTTACGGCGCGGCGCAGATCGCCAAGGAAGCCGACAAGGCGCTCAAGGCGCTGGTGCCCGCAGACGCCAAACTTTGCTACGGACACGGCATCACAATCATTCGCAACCGCGCAGGCGCGCTATCCCTGAGAGAAGCAAAATGAACGCACTAGCCAAACAGGATTTTAGCCGGGAGCAGATCGATCTTATTAAGCAGACGGTAGCTCGCGGTGCGACCGACAACGAACTTAAGTTGTTCCTGTACGCGGCGCACCGCACCGGCCTCGATCCACTCACTAAGCAAATCTACTTCATCAAACGCCGGGTGTGGAACCCTGAGAAAAACGGATACGACATGGTTGGCACAATTCAAACTGGGATCGACGGCTACCGCGTTGTCGCGGCGCGTAACGGACTTGCCGGTATCGATGATGTCATATTCGACAGCGAAGATAAGCAGCACCCGAACAAGGCGACCGTCAGCGTATATCGGATGGTCGGCGACACTCGCGTTTCCTTCACCGCATCGGCGCGCTGGTCTGAATATGTTCAGGTGAACAATAAAAATGTACCCATCGCCATGTGGAAAAAGATGCCGTACCTGATGCTGGGCAAGGTCGCGGAAGCGCTGGCGTTACGCAAGGCGTTCCCGGCTGATCTGTCTGGCGTCTACACCAGCGAAGAGATGGATCAGGCTGAAGAAGAAGCGCCGCAGTCGCGGCAGATCGAGCCGCCCAACAAGACGGCGGAAGCACTGGTCGATATCGCATCGAAAGAACCGGAGTACACGCGACCGGAACAGTTAGCGGACGAGATAGCGGCGTCGAAAAAACCAATCGCCACGGACAAGCCGTTCGACTGGAAGTCTTTTGGCGAAGTGCTGTTGAAGTCCTATTCGGAGACAGGGGCATTCACTCCGGAACAGCACGCCATGCTTGACCGCATGAAAGCGGAGAAGCCGAAGTCGCACGCCAATCTGATGAAGGCGATAGAGAAGGCGAAGACGCAAGAACCGCCGCAGCCCAAGCCGGAAGACGATCCTGACGCCTACCGGATGTGGTTCATCGATCAACTATCGCGGTTGGAAACGTCAGGCGATCTGGACAAGTTTTTCCAAGCGCAGCGGCCATTATGGCAACCCTGCTTCCCGCCGGATATCGAGGATTGGGAAACGCTGGTTAAGGAACGTGCGGAACAGTTGGGATGATCGAAATCGCGGTTCAAAAAAGAAAGGCCAAGTTCGCAGGCGAGGTCGGCATCTTCGGCGTCGATCAGCAGTCGGACGACGAAATCAAGCGGCTCAGTGATGACATGGTCTGGGCTGAAATAACGGTGCCGCGCAACTTGCGTCAGTTACGGTTCCTGTGGGCGTTAGCGCAGAAGCTGACAGACGGCGGCGTCTACGAAACCAAGGAAGACGCCATGGACGATCTGAGGATCAGGGCGCGGTTCGCCCGGTTTGGAGTGGAAGATGGGCGCACTGTGGTCGTACCTAGAAGCCTTTCTAAAGTTCGCGCTGATACTCTCACTCGCCTCATCAACCGTATTGTTTTTATTGTCTGTTGTGATCTTCTTCCGCACATCAAAGAGGCGGACCTTCGCGCCGAAATCGAAGAGATGGTAACATGAGAGCCGTACCTGAGTGGATAGGCAAGACCGATGACACCAGACCGCCGCCTAGAGTTATGGTTCGAATTTCTGATCGTAGCGGCGGGCGTTGCTGTGCTTGCTGGCGGGTTGTCGATGGCCCTCTATCCCCACGATACGACCACATCATCGCCATTGCCAACGGCGGCGCAAATCGAGAGTACAACATTCAATTGCTCTGCCCTGCTTGTCACCGCGACAAGAATAAAGATGACATGCGTGTCAAACGAAAGATCGTCCGAACACGAATGAAGCATTTTGGGATTAAGCCAAAGAAGGGGCGGCCGATGCCGGGGACCAAGCGCAGCGGGCTGCGCAAGCGCATGGACGGCACGGTGGAGCGGCGATGACACCCGCTGCGGTCGAGGCGCTGTGTTTCTTTCTGTGTGTGGCGTTGTTTGCGTGGGTTTTCTTTCACTAAGCAAGGGAGATGGGAAATGACTAACATTCCAATACCGGAAGACGTGCCGGTCCCGATGCCGGTACGGGACCACAGCAGGGAAGCGGCCATGGCCGCCGCCGCGTACTACGACGAGGCCAAGCGCGAGCGGGACAATTTTATCCGCCTGCTTGAGGAGGCTAAGGTCGCCTGTCAGGTCAAGGACAATCAGATCGCGGAGTTACAGTTAGTAGTTGCCACGGAGCGCAATCGCTATGACAGCCTTCAGTCCGCCTACAATGAGAAGCTTCAGGACTGCGCCGATCTGGAAGCCGTACTTGCGGCCACTCAGGGAAGCCTTGAGGATCATGCGGCCCGCCTTGGCAGGTTTGAGTTTAGCCGCGTTAAGCGTAAGCGTAATGGCAGTGCCAAGCGCAACGGCGAACCCGTGCCTGACACATCGGGAAGCGATGCAGCGCTGGCCGAACTCTCATCTCTGGTGGCACACGGAAAACCGGTGCTGGGATCGCAGTCCGAAACCGGCTGACCACTACGACGAGCGTCCGAAGTTGAAGGTGATCATCCCGTCACGTATCCCTGCAAACGTGGCGGGTGACCCGCTACCGGGGTTAAACCAAGCCGCCACCCACGCCCCGGTAGCGGAGTTCTACTATCCGGAATTGGTGAGGGGCGACGGCGTTCCTGCACGCCCGCTTCTTGTGTGGCAGCAACCGTGGCTGTCCCCGGTGTCGATCATCGAGTGGCCGCTCCTGATCGACATCGACCAAACTCCGTTCATCGCTTGGGACAAGCGAATTGCTCAATAAAAATTATTTTGTGTGAAAGTTGTTGCGGCAAACCGGGCACTTCTTGTTTGAAGTTTGTTTGCTCGCGTTCAACTTGTGCCGGTTTCTCCTGAAGTCAACCCCCCGCAAACGTGCAAGAAGTCCTTATGTAGCGTGACCGTAGTTGGCAAAACTACGAAAAGCGCGGACCCCTCATGTTAGACTGTGCCATCGGTTGGGATGAGCCAGCCGGTCGGACGGGTTATACCCCGGACGGTTCTTTGACAACTTAATCAGCACGCAACGTGCAGAAGGAAGGTGCGTCATGGCAAAACGGCGCACAAAGAATATCGATCAGATGATCGACACGCTACTGTCCAGACTGTTCCGTACCGCCAACTCTCTCCAGCGCTACATGGCGGCCCAGCGACGGGTGGAGGCCCGCAAGAAAGCGGAGCGCGAAGCTCTAAGGGCACCCAAGGCGGCGAAACCGGACAAGCTGCCCAAGACGAAGCCGGTCGATCTGACCAAGCCGAAGAAGCTGCCCAAGGCGGAACGTCCGAAGGGCGTAAGCGTCGAAATCTTCGAACCAGAACCGCCTATCGTCGTCTAGGCTACTGCCGCTCCGGGGAACCGGGGCGGCTTTCTTTTTGCCGCAATGCAACTGGAGATTAAGCCGCCGCCCAGTCGCGGGGCTGGGGGGCTTCGGGTGACCGGACGGCGGCCGTACCGGGTCACGGGGTGTCGGGGGATGGGAATATGACCCAGCATCCTAGGAATACATCGGCTGCCGTCCGGTTCCAAGAGATACGTTAGGTTATCGGCAAAAATATTTGATCACGCTACTTCCTCGTCCTCAGACGGTACGGGATAGATCACATCGATCACGTCGTCGGTGTCGATGCCAAGCTCGCGCATCAGTCCCGGAGAGATATCTGCAACGCGCTGCGTGTTGACGTGTGGACCCCAGTCTGCGGGCCTCACATCCGAAAAGGACCTTCCCGTCTTGGGGGCATAGACCCGCGCCACTTCCTTGCCCGCGAGCCGCGTCTTGGAGAACTGGCTGTAGTCCCAGCGCAGCGCTAGGTAGTGCTTGTCGGGGTCGAGCCTGCGCGCCAATCCGGTGGTCCCTACCGGTTGTTTCGGCAGGAATAGCTCCGGGGCTGTTTCGTACTTGTAAATGAATGCCAGACCTTCTGACGGAGTTACGCCGGTATCGTCCGGACCACCGAACCATGAGACTTTACCGGACACGTTAAGCACATCTTCGGCGATCGGAGCTTCCGCCGCAGACGGGGCTATAGCTTCCGCAATAGCCTCACAGATCGCATCGAAGTGCTGGGTGTAGGCTTCGACATCCGCCGCCGCATCCACGAAGCATATCTCCAACAACACGGCAGGCTTATTCGTGCCATTGAGGAAGTAGAGGTCCGACCGCTTCTTGGCTCCCCGGTTGATCAGTCCGCTTACGGAGCAAATGGCGTTGGTGATCTTGGTCGCCAGCGCCTGCTGGGTCAGGTACAGGGTTTCGTCGCCGCGCCCTAGCTCAGTGGGAACATAGGCGTTGAAGTGGACGCTCACGTCCAGTTCGCGGTCCTGCTTGTTGTGCCAATTGACGATGGTGTTGAGGTTTTGCTGCTGGGTAGTTGAAGTATCATCGTTAAAGGTGTGGACGGTGTTGCCGTTAGCCCGCAGGAACTCCGCAACCTTGGGGACAACCCTGCGTGCCTCGTTGACCTCGTCCAACCCCCAGCCCTGCGGGCCGACTGCACCCCTGACGTATTTTCCGTGGCCTGAACTGATCGCAATTTTCACGCGAACCTCCCATGGTCACGGTTGAGGGGCTGCCTATTTTTATTTTGCTGGCTGGATGTAGCCCACCGGCAATTAGATGGTTCGTAGTTGCCATCATTATTGATGCGGTCGATGCTTAATCCCGGCGGACGCGGCCCCATGTCGGCGAAAAAGTTTTCAAACCGCTGCCATCGTTCACAGACTTTAATGCCCCGCCCACCGTATCTGGCGAAGTCTTTGTCATTTTGGTCTTGACATCGCTTCCGAAGGCTAGCCCACGCGAAGTATTCGCTTGTATGCCTCTGACCGTGTCGTCGTGCATTGGGCCGCGTTGAAAGCCTTTCACGGTTCCAGCAACCGCACGACTTAGTATTCCCCCTACGAAGTGAATTGGCACCGACTACAATAGTGGCCCCGCAATCACACCGACATCGCCAAAGCACATAGCCGCGTTTATCCCGCCCCTCTGGGCGCAGAACACTAAGACGGTTGTATTTGTGACCAGTGATATCAATGGCTTTCATGGTGTTCAATCTCCGGTTCCGGCAGCGGCAGTGGCGGCCGGGGTGGCGTTAGTAACAGGCTGGACCTGCCACCCAGATGACATTGATCGAGAAGCTTATGGATAAGCTGGTCCTGCGCCTCATAACGGGCGGTGGTGCGGATATTGAGCGCATAGGCTCCAAAGCCCATTACGCCGACGAAGATCACGTTCATGATGATCAATGCCAAACTGATCGGCTCGCCTTTCAACGCGCCGATGACGGTTTTGGCGACCTCTGCGCCTTCCTCGACCGCGCCGGGGTTCATTAGCGTCCTCTGAGCCAGATCGTCTGACCGTTGGTGCGGACGAACTCTGTCCGTCGCGCCATGCTGTTGATCGCGTTATGCGTCCGCGACGGATTGGCGATGGCATAGATCGCTGTCAGCACGTCGTTCTGGTAGTTCGGATCGTTATCGGCCTGCAAATGCCCGTCCGGCCTGTTGATGTTGATGATCCGCTGCGCGGTGCCCCAGTATCGCGCCGCACCCAGCCCGAAGGTTCCGAAGCTATAGGTGGCTTGGGCATAAGGCACATTGGAGCGGACTTCGGTCGATCCGCACCAGATCGATGGTTGCATCCCAAGCACGTTCATCTGCCGCCCGCCCGTCTGACTGATAATGGCCGCAGCGTTACCGCCGCAAGAATAGCCGACGATGACGACCTTGTCGGATGACGGCGAAGCCATGATTTCGTTATAGGCCCGCTGGGTTTCGTAATAGGAATAAGGGCCATGCACAACGCCGACGCCGCTGATGGCGCGCGCCTTGCGGGCGACCTGATCCATCCCGCTAGAGAAGATCGGAGGCCCCGCGCCGTAGAACACCCAGACATTGGTAGCGGCGTACGCGGGCCACGCCGATGTCAGCACAACGATTGCCGCGTAGATAAAGCGCCTCATCCGATCCTCCAGTTCGTCCCGTCGTCGTAAACGGGCACGGTATTGCCCCCGGTGCCAGCGACAATCGCCCCGAAATTTCCCGATGCGACAACGGTCGCGTCAGTGACCATAGCGCGACGCCCGGCCGACCCCGCTGCCCCCAAACCACTGACTGTAGTCGGGACGGTCCGCAAAAACTTGAGCGTGATCTGCCCGTCCGTAGCGCTGGAGCTAGACCCGACGCCGAACTGGTTCACACCCTGACGATTAAGAAAGATATCGCGTGTTGCGCTGCCTGACCCGAAACCCATCTGGGGCGCGTCGCTGTTGCCGGGGTCGAGCGACAATCTGATCCTGCTAAAGGCATCGGCAAGCAAGGCGACACGAATATGCGGCTCACTGCCAGATGCTGCGTCGAAGCTACCGGCAGCAAAAGCGTGAGTGGTGAATGTTCCGTCCGCTGTTTGCTCGCTCGCGCCGCAGCCCAGCGTGGCTACGTCTTGACGGTTCAAAAACGTATCGCGAGTGCTTGTGCCGGGGCCAAACCCAAGATACGGCTTGTCGCTGCTGCTAAGACCAAGGACGGCGCGACGAGACGCGGTAATTATTCCGACGCCGACTTGGGGCTGTCCCGTAGTAACCGAGTAAGCATCAAGGTTCTGTCCAGCGATGTGCCCTCCGACGTTGGTGGAGGTGACATCGCCGTCGCCAAAGATGCTGTTACTGAAAAAATACGCATCGTAGTAATACGTCCCGACGCCGGGAATGCCTCCTATGTATGAGTTGCGCAAGCGCCCCGGCGCGCCGCCGGAAAAGTTGGTCAGAGTGAAAACGCTGCCGGTGATGTCGAATGGGGCAGTGCCACCGCTGGCACCCCAATTCAATACCGCGTCCGTACTGCAATTTATAATTGAGCAGGGTTCCACCCCGTTATCAACAAAGGTGCCGCCAAGCTGCGCACCACCCGGACTGTGATTGCAACAGATCACGCTGTTCTGACCGCGTGTCGAGCCGAGGAAGTTTTTGCTTTCGGAACGGCACCCAGTGATTATGCAGCCGTCACCGCCAGTCGAACCGATGAGAATATCCCAATTGTTGGTGCCATTCTCAAATGCAGCCCCAGAAATTGTTTCAACAAATCCTAGCTGAACCCAAATCCCGATGTTGGAGCAACCTTCGAAATCTCCGCCATAGACTTCAATGTTGAGCGCGTTCGCAGCCTCAATCGATATCCCAGCCACCGTACAATTGGAAAAGAAACAGCTATAGATGGAGATTTCCGAACATTGGTTGTTGGACTTGCCAATGCGCAACCCGTAAGAGCCAAAATTGCTTTGGCCGCAACTGAAAAATATATCGCGGAAGACAATCGAATGCGTATTTGGCCCGTTGCCCGTGTTAGTCCAGTCCAAATCAAAGCTGGCCGAATTGCCGCCGCCTTGGCAGAATAAACCCATGGCCTCAAAACTGAAGTACGCTATGCCGTTAGCGTGGATGCAATCGACTGCATTAGTGTTTTGAAAGATTTGCGTTGCTAGTTTCCCGGCACCCATAACCCTGCCGCCGGTTCGTCCGCTGAAATCCAGAGGAGTGACGATAACGTACTGCCCCGGCGGGAAGTACAGTATGGCCTTGTCTTGCAACGCATTGACAAAATCGTTGCTGCCAAGCTGTACCGGAATGACGAAATTGATCGCGTTCTGTATGGCCGTGGTGTCGTCAGTAAGGCCATCCCCTTTCGCACCGAACTGCTTGACGGACATAAAATTGCTGGGGGCTATCGCCCAGAACGCTCCGTCCAACGACTGAAAACCGCCCGTTGTTGGACCGCCGGTCTTGGTATAGATGGCGTCACCGCCATCGCCGGGATTGGTGTATCCGGAGGTAGTCAGTGTTGTGATTGTAGTTGGTATGCTGGCCGCTATGGCGAGCGCTCTGGTGGGGAAGAACGCCTCCGTCTGCGAAGTCAATGTTGCGGTATTGAGCGGCAGGCCGCTGTCGGAAATCACTCCGTCTGTAACCCATACCGGGACGTGACCGGGCGTCACAAACCCAGATTGTTCGACAGCTTCTTTTGTCATTTTCGCCCTACGGCAGTGGTTGGTAGAACAGTGTCAGATTTGCAGTAGCAGCGGACCCCTGCGCGTTCTGCAACCGGAAATACAGAACAGGGTCAGATAGCGCCAAGGTGTTCTGGTTAACGACTGTCAAGCTCTGCGCGTTGTTGTTGGTGTCGGCCACGGAGGTGTTGATAGTGAGCGCTGTGCCGCCCGTAACAACCGCCAGACCGCCGCCGCTAACGGCGGTGAACACCCCGCAAGTCGCGGTTGTCAGCGTCCCTGACGCACCGGCTATGTGGATGCCGCTGATCCGATACCGGGTATAGCCGAGAGGCAGCGGGATCGGGATGACATTATCGACGTTGGCGGCGTTGAAATTGATGTTTAGGACAGTGGTAGCCAATATCCCGAAGGACTGGGCAAAAGCGACACCAGCGTCAGCAACAACGCCATCGGTGACGAACGCGGCCAAGTGATTGGGGGTCACCGCGCCGCTTTGCAGAATGGGGCTACCAGTGGGCATGCCCGCTTATAACAGATTGACCGGGAAAAGCGTAACCGGGAAGGTGGCCGCTCTGGATTGGTAACCGGCAGCGGTGACCTGCACGGTCCATTGGCCCGGAACGGTAAGCTCTCCGACACCAAACGTATAGACAGCGCTGCCAGCCGGGATGGTTACGGTCGGGAAATGCTCTGTTATCGGCACGCTGGACACAAAGGCAAAGCTTGGGTCGCCGAATTGGGTATTGCCGTACGGGTCGGTGAAGCTGAACTGAAGCGGCGACGCCCCCAGATTGGGGCCAGTCGATATGGGATAGAATATCAGAACGCAGCTTTCGTTAATGACGGGGGGCGGGCCGAAGAAATCGTTGGTGTCGCTGTGGATCAGGAAGACCTTGCCGGTCGGGGCGCGCCGCAGGATCGGGAACGGCGGCGGCGCTATCCCGGTAGGGAAGGGCCATAACAGGATGGGCATTAGACCACCTGTAGCCGGGGCCTCTTGATGCCAGTAATGATAGCCATTGCCATGGTAAACATTTCATCATCGCTCATGCCCTGTCTAAAACAGTTAACAGCATGGCAAATGAGGCGGATATTGCCGGGGGAGTAATCAAGTGTGGGGTTAATACGATCAATTGACATCGACGTAGGCTGGATGCGGCCCCTACCCCATGTCATCTTGATCTGTGTAATAGCGCAAAGTCCGTTCTGCGCTTCCCACAGCGCTAAAAGATCAGCAAGCGTAACGGATACCGCCGCCCTCTTGCGTGCATTAAAAATCATCAACCGAAGAGCAGTTTTGGGGGATTGGCGATTAAGCTCAAGTTGTCGCCGTGTAGATCGCGCCCGGTTATTACCAGTTGCTCGCCATACCCGCATCCTTTCTCGATTGTAAGTTCTGTACTCTTCGGGTGTCATAAAAACCCCAAGTGTGGCGGCGGGTTGCCTTCCGGCAGTGGCGCGCCACGATGCAGATGATCAAAGAGATAAGTGTTTGTCGTGTGCTGTAGACAGTTTGGGCCACATCGTTTTCTGGGGTCAAACTCATCGCTTGCCAAGTATTTCATAACGTCCCAGTATCTATCTGACGCCCAGATATCCTTGAACCGTTGGTCCACTATATTGCCGATATGAAATTTCTTATAACGCTCATTAAACAAAAAACCGCAGGGTGCCACTAGCCCGCTGCCACTGACTTGCATAATAAATGGCGGGCCATAACAACGGCTATAGGTTCTCACTCCATCCAATCTACTCCACTTAACCGCAACATGCAGTCCATTATCCTTGCCTAACTGTTCCGCCTCCTTAAGCAAGGGAATACACTCATCGTATTGTTCGTAATCCACGCCTAACTGATGGCGACTATCATCGGCACAATGTTTGAAAATCAAGTAATCCGGTTTAATCTCGATAGCCAATCTTGTTAGCGGGAGTATTTGATCGGCGTATTTTGGCATTACAACCATTTGAAGATTGATCGTGCATTGCAGATTATCCCGTCGCTTAATCTCCATGGCATCCTTGATGTTCTGGATCACCACCCGAAACCAATCGCTTTTCGCTCCCATAATCTCAGCGTATCGTCCCTGCTCTCCAGCGGAAAAATTAAAACGCAGGTAGTGGAGACAGGGCAGTATTTCTTGAAGGACGCGACGCTTAAGCAACAGCCCGTTAGAGCCAACACCCATTGATAGTCCCACTTTAGCGCCATGCTCTATGACCTCCACGTAGTCCGGGTGGACAGTGCTTTCCCCGTCGCTAATAAGTGAAACGCCTCTAACACCAATCTCCGCACAGTCATCCAAAAAGTGAAATGCGATGTCCTTGGTTTGCTCCTTGCGCTCGTTCTCCTGAAGCATCGCGTAGCAAAATTCGCACGCATAATTGCACTTCCGGGTTAGCGCCCAGTCAATTGTGACGGGCGCAATGCGCTCACCCCGCTGCCACGCCGCAATGAGGTCCGGATACCAACCGATTTTAGTATGATCCAATAGAAGATCGTGGACTGATGTGCCTGGAGAGCCAGTAATTATTTGGTCGTGAAATTCAGGAAGCTGTGCTGACACGACGCCCCCTTATGTTATTACGCCAGACTAAATACAGCCGATTACACTCCCGACATTTCCGCCGCCCGCTTGTCGATTTAAGCAGATTAGCATCGGACAAGAAGTGGCCTTTCGGGCAATGTGTCTTCGCTGCATTAGCCCCGGCTAGGGTTTCTCCCAATAACAAGTTCTCTCGATACGTAACAACTTGAAGGTGGTTCGGGTTTACGCAAGATCGACATCGGCATTTGTGGTCTATGCACAACCCGTCCGGTATAGGGCCGACAAATCGTTCATAAGAGAACCTATGCGCTAACACATGACGCCATCTCCCATCTTGGACCATTAAGCGTCCATACCCGCGTTTCGTTATTTTGCCAGTCCATAACCAGCACCCCGTATTCGGTTCCGGGGCATACTGAAGATCGAACCTGTCGTTAGGCGGTAAGGGTCGTTTCAAATCACATCCTCACGGGTCAGATCGCGGCGCAGCTTGTTCTGGTCGCGCATGGTTTCCATGAACACTTCAGCATCCACGTTATGCTGGCGCAGCCAAATCTCCAGTTGCAGCAACATCGGCCCGCGCACAATCTGCGGGATGGCGTCACCAAAGATCACTATGACATTATTCGGCGGCACGCGCATTTCGGTACATGTCCGTGTATTCGACGATAATCGTCGACAGATCGCCGCCTACGGCGGCCCGATAAGCGGGCATGATATACTGGGGTTCCTTCAGCGCCAAAACCTCTACCGTACGGAACATACCTCTGAAGCATAGACTGAAATCATCGTCATGCTGCGGTCCGGGGTCGAACGGGTCCCTTGACGGCACTGCCGTCCGGATAATGACCTTGGGCCGGTACGTGGAGAACAGCGGCAGGCGATCAAGGTGGTTCACAAGCTGATCCGCCGCGCGCAGCATGAAGTTCCAGCGCGGAAACACCGCTATAGGTAAAAGTCCTTGCAGACTTAATCCCGTGCAAAACCCTGTTTGCATCTCTTCGGCTACAGGAAATTCAAGCAGTTTGTGTTCCGGCACGTCTGAGAACGTACTGGACATAGTAGTTCCGCCTATCAGCCCCTGTCCGACGAATATCGTATTTTCTATGCCCCCCAAATACTTCATCGCCTCCCGCAGTTCGCCGTGGTAATCCATCACACGGTTCCCGCAATCCTCATCATCAACGACGGCAAACAAGCCTTTTGTAAGCGGTATTTGTTTCATTTTTAGAACCTCACAAATTTCCCGATCCCCACATGCGGACGGGTTAACTCATAGTCGTAGCCCTGTCCCCGGTTGCGGAACGTCTTCGGGATGCCCCAAACTTCTTTGGTATTGGTGCAAACGCTTACTTCGTTGTTTTCCACAATAAAGTTCACCGGCAGGCCGTGACCGCCAGCATATTTTTTGCATTCGTGGAAGATGCCGCTCTCAGCAGTCATGTCCCCGACGAAGCAGTAGACCTGCTCTTGTCCGCCTCGTCGCTTGATGCCGTAAGCAATCCCAACCGCGATAGGACAAATGCCGCCAACAATAGCGGAACTAAGAACACGATGTTCTGGGAAGCAAAGATTGATAGATCGACCATTGAGGATTGCCGCCTCTAGCTCATCGGCAGGAACGCCCTTCAGCAGGCAGTGGTAATGCGAACGCCACGAACACAGCACCCAGTCTTCGTTGCGGATCGGCTGGAAGATGGCAATCAGGGAGTTCTCGTTCCCGCCAGCAAGGTGCAACGGCGCTTTGATGCGCCCGTTGGCGAAGTGATCTGCCATCTTATCTTCAAACGCAATCAGTCGCTCCTTTGTCCAATCGCGGCATTGAGGATATCGTGGTTCAGGATTAGGTGACAGCATTCGACTAACCCGTAATCAAACGAGGGGACATAGAAGTTTATCATACCTTCGCGACGCAGTGGATTGTTAGATAAGAACCCGGAAAACGTCACTACGCTTATACCGTTAGCTCGCGCGGCATACACCGCATCCAGAATATCCTGCGACTGTCCGGAAGAGGATATAGCAAAGAGCAAATCTGAGCGCCGCCCGTGCATGCTGATCGGGAAGGAGAATACTTTATCGAAGCCCAGATCGTTGCCGATGGCGGTCAACGAAGCACAATCGTTAAACGCCAGCGCCGGTTTCTTACCGTTCTTAGTCCAGTCTATTGCCATGTGGGACGCGATACCCGCAGACCCACCATTACCAATGAACAGCAATCTGTCCGCCTCTGCGACCCGCAGCATTACCTCATAAATCGCGTCATCGATACTACTGCCGCCCCATTCGATCTTAGGCAGTAAGTCGATTAGCTCTTGCTGAAAGTTCATGCCGAACCCGCTCCATCACCTGATCAGGCTTCACCGACGCCTGATGCCCGATGATATCCGTCTTCATGCCCGCAGCAACACAGCCGACAAGGGCCGCTTCCGTCAACGATAGACCACTCGCGATCAGCGGCGCGGTATAAGCCATGAAGCAGTCACCAGCGCCCAGCGTGTCTACCGGACGAGTTTCTAGCGCTGGCAGATGTCCTCCGGGCCATGACGCCCCATTGCGCCCCTCAGTAACGATGACCTTATCGCAATCCATACGATCACAAATCTTGTTAATGACACCATCCAGCGGTCCCCACTGATCCTGCGCCGCAAGCCGCGCTTCCTGTACGTCCACGCAGACATAGTCCGCCGTCTTGTACTTGGTGACCAGATTGAAGCCGTAATTCCCGGCATTTGCTTGCGCATTGACGGCAAGGAATTTAGCCCGTTGCACCAATTCCACAAGATGGTCCGTCATCAGCCCGTGGCCAAAATCCAGCACGATCACGACATCCGCGTCGTCAATATCGTCCTTGATAAGGTCAGGCGTGGTTAATTTGGCCTTGCTGATTGAGTAAACTTCAAAAAGCTTACGGTTGAACCCCTGCTGTACGTAACGCTTTTTCCGCACCGGGAAATTCTGGGATCGAACAGTGGTCTTGCACCACCCCTCGATGTGAGCGGCCGCCGCATGGACCCCGCCGATGAACTCTTCCCGGTTATGCTGGGCGACAGCGAGGATCGCTTCCTTGGACGGTCGGAACAGCGGCGACACATAGACGTACTCGTCCGTGATCGCCTCTCCGATAAAGAGAACCTTCAGCCCCTTGGCCTTGCTAAATGCCGCTTCAATCACTTGAGAACATCGCGCTCCCAGATTTCCTGATAGGCGGCTTCGACCCTGTCGGCGTAGCCCTTGACCACGGGCGAGTTCATCAACTCGTCCCGCAGGGTCTTGCGGGCCTCGCGCAATGTCTTCAGGTCATTCGCGAGCGCAACAGCCTTTTCCACGTACTCTTCCGGCGTTTTAGCAATCCAATCTGCTCGTCCCATAGCAGTAAGTACAGAGCTAGTATTACGGCCACTAGGCTGAGTGCCGTAAAGAGTAATAATAGGCAGCCCCATATAAAGCTGTTCAAGTGCCACAATGCCCCCACAGTGAGGAAAGGGATCAAGCTGTAGGTCGCTATTACGGTAAGCTTGCATATGTTCTTCATGGGTGGTGCCTATCAGGAAGTGAATGCGCTTGGGATCGACGTTGAAGCTCTGCATGATGCCCAGCACCCGCTTGATGCTGTACGGTCGACCGTAGGCGGTATCCTTCAACCGCAGCATGGCGTCCGGGACTTGATGCAGAATTTCCGCGAATACCTTAAGGCACTCTTCCGATATCTTCTCATACCGAGCGCTGGAGCCAAAGGTTATGAAGCCGTTGAGCGCGTACGGTAGCTGATTGCTGTCCTTGAACTTGTAATCCGGCGGCTCATAGGTCACCAGCGACGGCAGGTCATAAATCTTCTCAGCATAGAACTGCCGTTCGTCCTCCGGGACAGATACCGGATCGGCAAAGAAGTAGTCTATCTCGCGTATCCCAGTGCCGTGGGCGAAGCCCCAAGCCGTAATCTGCACCGGGGCTGGCTTGCGCAGGAACGCCGACAACCTGCTCCCAGACGTGTGGGCGGCTAGGTCTACAAGAATATCGATCTTATCCTCGCGGACCATGTCCGCCAGTTCCTCATCACTCTTACCCTGCACGTCGCGCCAACTGCCATTGGCGATCTTTTGATATTTCTTGGTATAGGGGTCGCTGTCAGGATTGACCGGCAATGACGAGTATAAATACGGACGCACCTTGTCAGTATGGTGCAGAAGAACCCGTCCAAAGATCATGCTAGCCGAGTGCTGCTTAAAGTCTCCACCCACATAGCCTACCCGCAACGGGCGCGGCCATTCACGGTCAATCTTCGGCTTCTTGAACGTTCCTTCGTACTTGTTGGCGGTGATGTACCGCTGCCGCTGTTCGTATAGCTCTTTTGGAGTACAGAACGATAAGGTTTGGGCAAAGCAGGCGTTCGTCGCGGCTTGATTGTTCTTGGGGTCCTCGTCCAGCGCGGCGTTGTAGTAGGCAATGCCCTCATGCGACCGCCCTGCCGCGCCCAGTATCATGGCATAGACGATGTTGGGGTGAACCCTGCCCAACTGCCCGTTCGTGTCGTCCTTGCCTAGCTCAACCGCCTTCGCACCGGCATTTAGCGCATCATCGATGCGGCCCGCCTCAAGGCACATAAGCCCATAGTTCATGTAGATCGCCCCATAGCTGTCATCGAACAACATGGCGCGTTCCATGGTCAGAAGACCTTCGTTGAGGTTCCCCGTGGTGGCCAGCAAGATGGCGAGGTTGTGGGTCGCGATAATATGCCGGGGGTCGATCCGCAGGGCTTGACGGTAATGACGGTCGGCATCAGCCGGGGCGTTGCGCATTTGCGCCTCGACGCCAAGCTTGCACCATTCGTCCGCAGGCTCCGATCCCTGTGGCGGGACCAACATGTATTGCTGCATAAAACTGGCTCCTACGGGGTATGCACAGTGACCGTGACACTGACAGTCATACTGCCAGTCACGTTGATAGTCATCACCTGTGCATTGGCAAATATCATAAACCCGTCCAAATGCGCTGGCGGGTATTGGTAGTAGTACGGCACGTACATCGAGCACCGCCCGGCAACAATTTCATCACTTGGGAGCAGGAGTGGAGACTGCCAAACGCTGTTCATTGCCTTAGATACTTCCAAGTAAAAGTGCGCCCGGTCGGGGCGGCGTTGACCACAAAGGTATTACCAACTGTTAGCTGGACCGTCTCACCATTGGTGAAAGAGCCGGAAATCATGGTCACTATTGTTGAAGTGCCGGACACGTTGCCGCCGCCAGCAGGCGTAACGATTGCCGTCGCGCCAGACGTTAGACCGGTGACTGTTGAGTAGTACGGGATTGTTCCGGTGACGCTTGTTATGGTGATGGTCCCGCTACGCTGTAACAGCGTAACCCTCATGCTCTGATCAGACGGAACAAAGGGTGTAATTTTATGATTGTTAATTTGAACGTCTCCGAACGTTCCCTTCCATTCCAGTGTCTGCGACCCGCCGCCCAAAGTTATGGTGTAAACCCTAATCTCCAACTCATCTCCGTTGACCATGTTCGAAGTATCAATTTCAGCAACCAACGTGGAATTATTATTGTCGGTCGCAAGGATCGTCTCATTGGCAACAGTGCCCTGAAGCGTCAGCGCAGCCGTTGTGCCGCTGTTGGATAAAATCCAAGTCATGCGTAAATCCCGTACAAGGTTACGCCAATCAGACGTTCGTTCGCGGTCGTGTCGGCCGAAACTGCTCTAGCCGACAATCTTGAGCCTGCGGGCACCGGAACCCAATACGGGCCGGTGACCGAAGGAGCGACCCAAATGTTCTTGTTGGCTCCTGTAGTATCAATGTTTTTTAGACCAACAATGCCCGGTATAATGTCGACCTCGTTTCCGGCAGAACCAATAGCAACAACAATAGCGAAAGACATGGACGAAATGGAAGCGGCCGTAGTGTTATTGCCGTCAATGTTCACCAGCAGTCCGGCGTAATCCCGTACCGTGGACGAAATAATTTGCGTGTACGCCCCCCATGTGTTCACTACCCCGCCGCAGTCAACTGTAGTTCCTCCCGTTACTGACGATTGAAACCCAAGACTTTCCACACCGGCAAAGCCAGAGGGACAAACGAAATCTCCCTGATAAGTTACGATATTTACGTTACAGCCTTCAGAGGCCCGGTCCGACTGCATCCGCGCAGATACTTTAGTGCCTGCCGGGATTGCAACAGGTATGTGATAGCCAGTGCAACTGTTGGCATCGCCAGCCGTTGACCATAGCATCAGTTGATTGGCGATATTGATCTCGCTGCCACCCGCACCGACCGCAACATCAATCGCCGCCGATGGCCCGCCAACTGAAAACCCGCTGATAAACACAAAAAATCCATCGGCATCGGCCGGGGTTGATGAATAGATCGCCGTGTATGCGCCCACAACATTCGCCGACGCATTGCCTGAAATACTCACGCCTCTACGGGCGGCCGCGCTGTTCGCGGTAATAAACCCGCTAAAGGCAGGAGGTATGGCTAATCCGCCGGGCATCAGCCGCTCCCGCTTGCCGCACCGCTGTTGACGGTCGCCAAGATCGCGTTAGCGCGCGCTTGCGTCAGGAAGCCATGGTTGACGAGATACGTCAGTGCGTTGACGTTGGTTGTGTGATTGAGGTTCACCCCTTGCGTTACCTGCATCGCAAACAAAAACTGCTGGATGTTGTTGTCCGACGACCCTCTGATGGCGGCTAGTTCGGCGGCCGTAAACGCCATGATGAAATCGTAAGTGTTGACGACGTTAGCCGGGGTCGGTGGCGTGACGGTGATAACGGTCTTGGTTGCTGCGTCCCATTGGTGAGTGGCATCAAGCGGCGGCAGGCTGTCAACGGCTGTCAGCCCATTGTTGGCAAGCGTTGCGTTGCTCGCTAACTGCCCGCCCGCCTGCGCTTGCGCGATGGTGATGTTGTCGGGGATGTAGGACTGGAGAAATCCCGACGTGGTGACATAAACGTAAATCGCCATTAGAACAGGTATCCCATGATGATAATGCCAGCGATATTGTGCGACGTTGCTATTCTATCAACACCGATAGCAATCGTAGTGTTTGACGACACGTCCATGCCAACAGCATTGACAAAAAACTCTGAAGTAGCCGCAGCAATGTATGGGATAGCTAGCGCTACACCAACAGTAGAGGTCATCGATAAACTTGGGGCGGCTGTTGCCGTTCCCGCCAAGACTTTCATTACCCCTACAGACACCACGGCAGAACTGGCGGCAACAATGTATCCAGCATTTAACCGCATTCTCGATCCCGGTGCCCATGCCGTCGTGCCGCCAACAACAAATACATTCGACGTGTAGACTGTGAACACAAGCGTCGTGCCAACTACCGCTTGCGTCGAGGTAACAACAAACATTACTGGAGTTTGTAAATTCTGGATTTGGACTGCGTTTATTGTGCCGGTAGAAACCACTACCGTACCAACAACAGTGGCCGTAACCGTGCCGGTAGCAATAACAATCAAGCCGGTGGCGGTCGCAGTCAGTCCGGAACTGGCCGTCGTAAACGCCAACCCAACTTGAGTAACCGTGACAGTGCCGGTGATCGATACCGACCCGGTATTGGTCACGGTGACCGAGCCGGTCACCGTCAAGGTAGCGGTAGCCGTCGCCGTAACCGTGATGGTCGAAATCGTAACGAACCCGGTAATAACTACGGTGCTAAGGATCGACGCGATTGTCTGAGTGGGTGCCAGCCACACAGCAAGCCCGGACGTGAGGGAGGACTGCGTGGTGGTCGCCGCTACGCCACTGATCGAGGCGACAACGGATACTCCCGGCACCACCGTAACCACATGGGTTCCTAAGATGGTCACGATAGTCGAAATGAGAGACAGCGTCTGAGTTTGCGCCAACCAGACCAACTGCGCAGTGTTCGAAGTCTGTCCGGTAAACGTAGTCCCCACTGCCGCCCCGCCAGCCACGACGTTCACCGCTACCGTCCCGAGGACCGTAGCGACTGTGGACACCACCGCCATGCTTTGCGTGGGAGCCAGCCAGACCGCTAGACCGCTGGTGAGCGAGGATTGGGTTGTCGTTGCAACAAGGGCGGCGTTGGTGACGGTAACGACGCTAACGACGTTGACCGAGCCAGTAATCGACAAGCCGGGAACCACAGTAACGACCTGTGTTCCAAGGATCGTAACAATCGTTGAAACCAACGATAAAGTTTGCGTCTGAGCGAGCCAAACCAACTGAGCCGTATTAGAGGTTTGCCCGGTAAACGTGGTTCCCGGCGCGGCCCCGCCAGCGACGACATTCACCGCAACGGTGCCAAGAACCGTGACGATAGTAGACACCAGCGACAGGGTTTGGGTCTGCGCCAACCACACAAGCTGTGCTGTATTTGAGGTCTGACCTGTAAACGTCGTGCCGGGCGCGGCCCCGCCCGCAACAACGTTAACCGCAACCGTCCCTAACACCGTGGCAACCGTCGACACTACCGCCATGGTCTGCGTGGGAGCGAGCCAGACACCGATGCCGGTACTCAGGGCCGACTGCGTCGTAGTGTTAGGCAGACTGGAAATAGAAACAACAACGTTGCCTTGCTGGGTGACGTTAACGTTTCCAAGCAACGTAACGATGGTGCTGATCAGCGACAGGGTCTGCGTTTGTGCCAACCAGACAAGTTGCGCCGTATTGGATGTTTGACCGGTGAACGTTGTTCCCGGTGCCGCCCCACCTGCAACCACGTTGACGGCTACTGTTCCCAGAACCGTCACGATAGTCGACACTAAGGAAAGAGTTTGCGTCTGGGCGAGCCAGACAAGTTGCGCGGTGTTTGATGTCTGGCCCGTGAATGTGGTGCCCGGAGCGGCACCCCCAGCCACCACGTTGACCGCAACAGTCCCTAAAACCGTAGCGACTGTAGACACAACGGCCAAAGTCTGCGTTTGAACGAAAATAACGGGCAGGCCGGTTGTCAGAGACGATTGCGTCACCGTCGCGCCGAGCGCACTTAACGAAACAGCCGCGACTTGGCTTACCGCCACGGTCCCCAGCAGAGTGACGACCGTCGACACTAGCGACAGCGTTTGTGTCTGGGCGAGCCAAACCAACTGTGCCGTATTCGATGTCTGCCCTGTGAATGTCGTCCCCGGTGCCGCACCGCCCGCGACCACGTTAACAGCAACTGTCCCCAACACTGTGGCGACAGTCGAAACAACAGCCATCGTTTGGGTTGGAGCCAGCCAGACACCAATGCCTGTCGTTAGAGCGGATTGTGTGGTTGTGACCCCTTGGCTCAGGGACGCGACCACTGCCACGCCGGGAACGACAGAGACGATCTGCGTTCCTAGGATCGTAACTATCGTGGAGATGAGAGACAGCGTCTGGGTCTGTGCCAGCCAGACCAACTGAGCCGTATTTGATGTCTGACCCGTAAAGGTTGTTCCGGGCGCGGCACCACCAGCGACCACGTTGACGGCGACGGTGCCAAGCACAGTCACAATGGTCGATACCAGCGACAGGGTTTGAGTTTGCGCGAGCCAAACTAGTTGCGCGGTGTTTGATGTTTGACCTGTAAAAGTGGTGCCGGGAGCCGCACCGCCTGCGACCACGTTCACAGCTACCGTTCCCAATACCGTCGCAACAGTAGAAACGACGGCCATCGTCTGGGTTTGAACAAAGATGACCGGCAGCCCAGTTGTCAGGGACGATTGGGTCGTCGTCAGACCACCGGATATCGAGGCGACGACTGCCACGCCGGGAACGACAGAAACAATCTGTGTACCGAGGATGGTGACTATCGTTGAAATCAGAGACAACGTCTGCGTTTGCGCGAGCCAGACTAGCTGGGCGGTGTTTGAAGTCTGTCCAGTAAACGTTGTTCCCGGTGCCGCACCGCCAGCTACGACATTGACTGCAACGGTGCCTAAAACCGTAGCGACAGTGGACACGACGGCCAAAGTTTGTGTTTGAACAAAAATAACTGGCAAGCCGGTCGAGAGCGACGATTGCGTAATAGTTGGCGTAACTCCGGTGATCGACGCCACCACGGACACGCCGGGAACGACGGACACGACTGCCGTCCCAAGCAGTGTGACTATTGTCGAAACGAGCGAGAGTGTCTGGGTCTGAGCGAGCCAGACTAGCTGTGCCGTATTCGAAGTCTGACCAGTAAACGTAGTCCCCGGAGCGGCACCACCGGCAACGACATTGACCGCAACAGTGCCCAGTACAGTCGCCACGGTGGACACGACAGCCATCGTTTGGGTCGGGGCGAGCCAGACTGCTAGACCGGACGTTAAGCTTGATTGCGTGGTAGTGGCGACCGCACCGCTGATCGAAGCAACGACCGACACACCCGGCACAACCGATACGATCTGCGTGCCGAGGATGGTGACGATGGTCGAGACGAGGGACAGCGTTTGAGTTTGCGCCAGCCAGACCAGTTGGGCTGTATTCGAAGTCTGCCCGGTAAAAGTCGTTCCGGGGGCTGCGCCACCCGCCACCACATTGACAGCAACAGTGCCAAGCAGCGTGGCCACGGTCGAGACGACGGCCATCGTCTGCGTAGGGGCAAGCCAAACCGGCGATCCGGTCGTTAGCGATGATTGCGTCGTGGTGTTGGGAAGACCGCTCATCGAGGCCACAACGGATAGCCCCGGAACAACCGAGACAATCTGCG